GCTGGATACCAGTGAGCGACACAATGAAGTTGCCCCCAGACAGAGAGCATGTGTTGGTAAGTTGGTGTGGCAGGGTATATCGTGGGTATCACATAATGTTAGTCCGTGAGTGGTCGGTAGATGGCATGTTTTTTCATGGAGACAACTATGACGAAATTACTCATTGGATGCCATTACCTAATCCACCAGAGTTACCTACACCAGAGGTATCCGAATGAGCAAATACCACAGAGAGGTGATGAGATGAGCAAAACAGTTTACATAGCAAGCCCATATACCAAAGGTGATGTGGCAGTCAATGTTAGGGAGTCAATCCTAATGGCAGAGAAATTGAGGTTTCTTGGATACCTTCCTTATTGCCCGTTATGGACTCACTTTTGGCACTTCTTATCGCCACATGAGTACGAGTATTGGACAAGAATGGACTTAGAGTGGCTGGAAATTTGCGACTGCTTACTGAGATTGCCTGGTGAATCAAGCGGTGCTGATAACGAAGTGGCATACATGCTGAAACTTGGCAAACCAGTGTTCTATTCGATTAAGGATTTGATTGACAGTGACGAGGTGCAAAGTGACCTCTAAATACCACAGCACGCCAACGGTGAAGGAGAGAAAATGAGAAAATGTGACGCTTGCGGCAGTAACAATATAACCTCAGTATCTTCGCCTTATGAGGGAAATTACGAGGAATGTAGAGATTGTGGCAAGAGAACCAGTATTCCAAGTTATGAAGAATTGGTTAGGCAGGTTGCTGAACTTGAAACGGAGAACAAGGCCTTACACCTTATCGCCAACAGCCACAGCATGTCAGAGTTGCGAAGGATGAAGATAATGACAAACTATGATCCAGCACCAAAAGAGGTGAAAGAATGAATAAATGGTTAAAAGCATTGATAAGCGTAGTTGGGGCGATAATAATTCCGGCAGTGTTTTTCTTGTCGATTTATGTAGTTTTTACAAATAAATGGTTTTTAGTTGCAATTGGAATTGTGATTTCTGTTGGATTATTAGCCACTCTTGCAAAAGCCATTTATAAATCATTAGACTGGAGATAAGACATGAGCGAAAAAGTTTGTAACCTATTGGATGAATTGCAGGCAATACTTCAGTCTAAAGCTTATAGGCATTTTGACCGAAAAATTGTAGAAACGCTGGATGCGATTGCCGCTGAAACGGGCGTGAATAAAAACAGTGGTGATCCTAAACCAAAGATATGGTTCAAGTATAGTGAAGCACCCACCCCAACGAAAATTGAGAATGAGCGCTCGCTCCGATCTGAAGCCGAAATGTTAAAAGAGTTTCTTTCACCCGAAGATTATCAAGATGCTATTACCATGAGCAGAGGAGGCACCGACTAATGCAGACAAAATCTCTCATCACAAAAGATATGTACGTGTCTGGCTCTATACTGGATACGGCCAAGCAAACGGGCAAAAGTATCGCGGAATCCTTTCTTAATTGCGATCTGATCGCCATTATCGATACAAGTGGCAGCATGGACTCCAATGATAGTAAAGACAACCAAAAGCGCTACGACGTGGCAGTGTCTGAATTGATGCAACTGCAATACCGACATCCTGGGAAAATTGGTGTAATTTCCTTTTCTGATACAACCATTTTCTGTCCTAATGGGATTCCTCAGTATTTGGGGGGCGGCACGCAGCTCGCCCAGGCACTGCAATTTTCAAAGCGCGCCGACGTGCCCGGAATGCAATTTGTCTTAATTAGCGACGGGCAACCCTGGGATCCAGAGCAAGCTCTTATCATTGCAAAGACATTCAAGGCGCACATTAATACAATCTTTGTTGGTGCCGAAGGTGACTCAAGTGCAAGGGAATTCCTGAAACGTCTCGCAAGCGCCTCAAAAGGTGCATCACTAAGTGCAGATCGCGTCAATTTACTCTGTGAAAAGATAGAAACTCTATTGCTACCCCAAGGATCATAAAATCATGACCGACCAAACCACGGAAACTGAACCTCTTTTCAAGTCCCTGTTGAACAAGGGCATTCACAAGCAATTCGCCGAAGCTCTGTATTCCGCCTACAATGGTACCGACGTTGTCGCATTCATTGAAGGTCTCGAGCAGATCGCCCAGATGTTCGCCTTGAAAGAGCCACCCAAGCAGCTTGAAACTCCACCCTGTGTAGATCCGTGGCTCAGTATCGCTACCATCATGTACCAGGATATGACCAACAATAACACTGATGGTCAGACGGCCTTCAGCGCGGCGATAAGCCTCTTCAGCAATGACCGCGACCTTCAAAACGCCATCACCCAGGCGGTATCGATTCGTTGGGGTATCATCGAGGACCGTGAAAAGAAAAAAGCGCTTAAGAAACATCACCAGACCAAAGAATATCTGGCTGCCTTGACTGCACTCAACTATTCATTTCGCATGAATTTATGCAACGATAAAATTGAAGTCAGTGGCGAACCTATCTCAGATCCACTTGCTGCCAAGATTCGCACACAGATGCGCGACGCCGGCTTCCGCCGTACCACAGAAATGGAAGACGCATACTGGGCTGAAGCCTACCGAAATCAATACCACCCGGTGCGCGAATATCTGAACTCATTATCTTGGGATGGGCGCGAATACATCGCAGAACTCTCAACCTACTTCCAAGATAAATACAACATGTTCCCGACCTGGATCCGCAAGTGGATGATAGGCGCATGTGCCAAGATATTCGAGGCAGAACAAAACCCCATGCTTGTACTTGATGGACCGCAAGGAATTGGCAAGTCAGAGTTCGTCAAGTGGCTCGCAAAACCTCTTATCGATTACTTTGTAGAGGCTCCCATAGTGACCGCAGACAAAGATACTGAGGTACGTTTGATCAGCAACTGGGTATGGGAAGTGTCTGAACTTGGTGCCACAACCAGGAAAGCTGACTATGAGGCGCTCAAAGCGTTTCTGACAACAAGAAAAGTAACGGTGCGCGTCCCCTACGGCCGTCATGACATCAGTAAGCCCGCTATGGCATCTTTCATAGGCACGATAAATAATAGCTCAGGAATCTTCAATGACCCGACAGGTTCGCGCCGATTCTTAGTATCCCACCTTACTCACATAAATTGGGACTACAGCAAAGACATGGATCCCAACAATCTCTGGTCCGAAGCCATGTACGCGTACCTGGGCAAAGAAAAATGGACATTAGATAAGGCTCAAAACCAAGCGGCGCAAAGTATCAACGAAAACTATGACATCGTCGATCCCGTTGAGGACCTTCTCCTTAAGCACTTTCAACTCGACAAGGATCACGACGATTGGTGGCTCGCTACCAGTGACATTCTCGCCGTCCTCCAGGACCCAAATCGCGGCAACTTACATGGCCAAAGCCGCGGCAATGCCATGTCTCTCGCCTCTGCAATGACCAAACTCGGTCATGAAAAGAAACGCCGGACAAATCACCTAAATCAGCAGGTTTGGGGCTATACCGGCATCCTCCAGCCCCTGACAACCCCTTGAGGTCGGCATAGGTCGGCATAGGTTGGCATAGGTCGGCATACCTGAAAAGTGACTACATGACATGTATATATATGAAGAGACTTACTCAGTAAAAGCTACTATGCCAACCTATACCAACCTTTTTCCCTTTTAAGGGGTGATTTATTAAAATAAAAAAAGTAATTTAAAGGAAAAGGTCGGCATAGGTCGGCAGTCGGCATAGAGCTATACGCATAAGGATATGAGATGACAACAGAATTAGCGCAAAAAGCTACAGAGTGGATCGAGCAAAGACAGAGTGTGATCCCTATTCGGTTTAGGGATAAGCGCCCTGAGGTGAAAGCCTGGCAACCATATACTGAGCGTCTCCCCACCCAGGAGGAAGTTGGCCTCTGGTTCCCGGACCGTCTCCACAACCTGGCGGTCCTCACCGGCATTCGGGGGCTGACGGTGATTGATTTTGACAATATGGAGCGGTACTTGTTTTGGGTTTTATACGCTAAGAAGCAAGGTGGATATGCGGAGTTGGTGAGCAAGATCACGTTGCGAGTGCGCACTGGGCGCGGAGTACATGTCTATATCAGATTGCCCTATGAGGAGCAAAACCGCCACTTAGAGGGTATTGACATAAAGGGACGTGGCGGATATGTCCTTACGCCACCTTCGGTGCATCCGAGCGGTGCTCAGTATGTGGAGGAGAATCCAGGGGCGCCGATCATGGAAGTGGACGCGTTGAGTGATATTCTGCCGGCCGAGCTGCTGATACGCGATTACACCTTGCCCCAAGGTGTGGTAATGCCCGTCAACTTTGTGGACCCGGTGCATTTTATATCAGATCCATGGGAGGTTGCAGAGAAAGCTACTGAGTTTGGCAACAATACCATTGCCAGGATAAGGGCGCGGTATCGCATTGAGGAGTTCTTCTCAGAGAAGACTTCTACGAGTGTAGATAATCGCTTTTTCTTAGTGAAGTGCCCCTTCCATGATGATCACAATCCATCGTTTTGGGTGGACACGGCCAAGCAAATGTGCGGTTGTCACGCCGGATGTACAGGAAAACCACTTGATGTAATCAATTTATATGGACGCCTTCACGGGCTATCAAACAAAGAGTCAATCAGAATGATGCTGAAAGGAATGTAGAGGATGGAGATAAATTCACTTTTGAATGCGGAAAAGATTGTTTGCAAGAGGTGCGGTTTTGAGATCGGGAAAATCATTGACGATCATCTTTGGCTTGTATCAGGGCTTATTTTATCCGAAGCGCATGGTGTTTGTGTCCAGTGCGGGTATCCGTTTCATTACGCAGTTACTGAGAGGCAGCTGCAGAGACTTTTGGAGCGAGTAATTGATTGTAAAATTACTACATGATGTGATATAATCAGTTCGCAAATTGAATAGGGATTTTCAGGACGAACCACCTGATCGCAACTCGGAAGAGTGATGATCGGTGGTTTTTTTGGGTTAAATACTGGCGAACACATATAGAGTGGATGAGGTTTTACTATGTCAACAGAAAGCATGGCAAGCAGCAGAAGGGTTTTAGCAGCTGAGCGTCGCAAGAAGGCAATGGATATGCGCAGAGACGGGGCAAGTTATGAGGATATTGCAGCTGCGCTCGGTATCGCGAAATCTACCGCACATAAGACCGTAACAAAGGGGCTTATAAAGACGCGTCAAGACACCAGTGAAATGGCGGATGAAGTGCGCACGCTTGAATTGTTGCGGCTCGATGAGTATCACGAAAAGCTGAGGCCTAAAGTAGAAAAGGGAGATGTTCAGGCGATCATGGCGTGTATCAAGATTCAGGACAGGCGCTCTAAATATCTCGGGCTCGATGCGCCTACTGAAATCAAGCAAGAGGGAATTATTGAATTGATAGTCACCTATGGCGAAGCAGATCCCAGTTAAGTTAAGAAAGCCGCATCACAGGCAGCAGGAGTTCATTGACTCCCCCGCGAAAAGGAAGATCATCCGGGCGGGGCGTCGAGGTGGGAAAACTGTTGGCATGGCCATCTTTGCGGTTAAGCGGTTTCTGGAGGGGAGGAGAGTATTATACGCAACGCCCACGGAAGATCAGATCGGCGCTTTTTGGTATGAGGTCAAGAGAGCACTACAAGATGCAATTGACGCCCGAGTATTCATAAAAAACGAGACCATGCACTATGTTGAATTGGCGGGCACCAAGCAACGGATCCGCGCGAAGACAGCCTACAATTCCGACACTTTAAGAGGCGATTTTGCCGACGTTCTTATCCTGGATGAGTGGCAGCTTATGGATGAGGATGCCTGGGGGACGGTAGGCGCGCCAATGCTTTTGGACAATGATGGTGATGCGATATTTATCTATACTCCGCCGAGTCTCAATTCGCGCTCAGTATCCAAAGCCAAGGACCCGAGGCACGCGGCGAAGATGTTCCGGGCAGCGCAAGAGGACACTTCAGGACGTTGGGCGGCCTTCACCTTCCCGAGTAGTGACAATCCCCACTTAAGCAAGAATGCGTTGCAGGAAATCGCCCAGGACATGACCGCGTTGGCTTACAGGCAGGAGGTCCTTGCTGAAGATGTTGACGAGGCACCCGGGGCACTATGGACTCGCGGAATGATAGAAGGTGGTCGTGTAGGGATATATCCTGAGCTTGACTATGTGGTGATTGGTGTGGATCCGAGCGCGACATCTGGGGGTGATGAGGCAGGTGTTATCGTTGCCGGTCGTGCTGATCAAAGTTATTACATTATCGCAGATCATACTATTCAAGGAAGTCCACTCACTTGGGCGGGCAAGGCGATAGATGCGTTTATGCTGAACAAAGCAAATATTATTGTCGCGGAAAGCAACCAGGGCGGCGAGATGGTGAGTCAGACAATTCATAACATTGACAAAGATGTACCCGTGAAGTTGGTGTTTGCAAGTCGCGGGAAAGCGACAAGAGCCGAACCAATTAGCGCATTATATGAGCGTGGATTAGTACACCATGTTGGCCACTTCTACGCGCTCGAGGATGAGATGTGCATGTGGGTACCAGGGGACAAGTCACCAAACAGGATGGACGCGCTCGTTTGGGCGCTTACGGAATTATCGAGAGGATCCGCGGCAAGACGGGTCGCCTATTCAATTCAGGGTTAGAAGACAGGAGGTTGTATGACCGACATTAAGTTAGCATTTGACACCATCAAGGGGAAATACCAGGGGCACACGGACGCCTTTGCATATTACGATGGTGATCAACCCATTGTATTTGCCAGTACGAAGTTGGCGGAGATATTCAAGTCAAGTGTGAAGTTTACTGAGAATTGGTGCTCAGTAGTGGTGGACTCGGTCAAGGAGCGCATAGAGTTGGATAGCTTCGAGGTGCCCGAGGCGGCAAGTAAGGATCTTGATGACATCTGGACCCGCAACCTGCTTGACCTGGAATCAGATGACTTACATGAGGCGGCACTTGTCACCGGAGAAGCCTACCTGGTTGTCCAACAAAACGACGATGGTGTTGACATGTTCTATAACGATCCGCGCCTTTGTCATGTGTTTTATGAAAGCGACAATCCGCGCAAGAAGAGAATGGCCGCCAAGATGTGGGCGGGTGACGATGACAAGTATCATCTTACCCTTTACTACTCAGATCGATTCGAGAAGTACATCAGCCAGGCGGACGCGGAGAATGTTACTGACGCGACAAACTTTGTTCTTCAGGAAGATGGGATTGTACCGATTGAAGACGGCTTTATTCCGGTCTTTCACTACATACTGAGCAAGCGCGTTATCAAAGGGGACTTAAATGATGTCATTCCCCTGCAGAATGCGATCAACAAGCTCTTGACCGACATGATGGTGGTTGGCGATTATGGGTCCTTCCCGCAACGATATATTATCAGCAACGCCGAAGTGGGTAAGCTTAAGAATTCCCCCAATGAGATCTGGGCGATTCCCT